ATGCCCAAGCAACCTGCGTTTCCCGGTCTCCGCCACGCGATGAAGAAGAAGCAGACCCGGCGTGAGAAGTTTCTCGCGGAGATGGACGCGGTGGTGCCTTGGATGCGTCTGCTGGCGCTGATCGAGCCTCATTATCCGAAGGTCGGGCCGAAGGGCGGTCGGCCGCCGATGCCACTGGAGACGATGCTGCGGGTGTATTTCCTGCAGCAATGGTATGCGCTGAGCGATCCCATGGCTGAGGAGATGCTCTACGACAGCGAGTCCATGCGCCGGTTCGCAGGCATCGAACTCGGTGATGATCGTGTCCCGGATGAGACGACGATCCTGAACTTCAGACACCTGCTGGAGAAGCACGCGCTGACGGAGCGTTTGTTCGTTGAAGTGAACAAACATCTGGCCGATCAGGGCATCACGCTGCGCTCGGGCACACTGGTCGATGCGACGATCATCGACGCGCCGTCCTCGACCAAGAACGAAGCCGGGGCGCGCGATCCGGAGATGTCGTCAACGAAGAAGGGCAATGACTGGTTCTTCGGGATGAAGGCGCACGTTGGCGTCGATGCCGAGAGCGGCATCGTGCATAGCCTCGAGACCACCACGGCGAAGGTGCATGACAGCCAGGTCTGGGATGAGCTCCTCCATGGCGAGGAGACGTCGGTGTGGGCGGACAAGGGCTATGTCAGCGCTGCGCGCGAGGCCCATTTCTCCGGCCCGGACAAGTTCTGGGGCGTCATGCGGAAGGCGCCGAAGGGCGCTGCGCTGGACCCCATCGACGAGCACATCAATCGGATTATCGCGATGGTGCGGGCGCGGGTGGAGCATCCATTCCGCGTGCTCAAGCGCCAATTCGGGTATCTGAAGACCCGCTACCGTGGCCTCGCGAAGAACCGCGCGCAACTCTTCACGCTGTTCGCCCTCGGCAACCTGTTCCTCGTACGAAGAAAGCTGATGCCATGAGCCGGACTCTGTCCGAGGACCCCGTTTCGGGGCCTCAACAATGCCAAATCCGGCGAAATCAAATGCGCCTCGGGCTCACGCACCGATTTCACAGCCCGGATGGCCGGATGTCGGCGAAGCCGAAGCCGTAGTTCAGACCTTCCCCAGAAACTGGGCGGCGGTCTCGGTTCTATTCCGCGGCATCCCTCAAAGGGAGGCCAGTCAAGCCACGCGAGTGGCTGGTTCATGGGCTCATCCCTCAGAAGACCGTGACCCTGTTCGGCGGCGATGGCGGCACCGGCAAGAGCCTACTGTCTCTGCAACTGGCCGTGGCCGTTGCGACCGGAGGCGGCTGGATCGGCAGGGGCGTTAGCGAGGGCCGCGTAATCTACATGAGTGCCGAGGACGACGAGGATGAGCTGCACCGCCGTGTGGACGACATTCTGCGGGCTGAGCGCCGCGACTATGACGACCTGCCCGGCCTCACCCTGCGCTCTCTGGCGGGCGAGGATGCGCTCCTGGCGCTCGAGGGCCAAGTGCAGCTCATACAGTCCGAACTCTTCAAGGAACTGGACCGCCGCGCTGCCGACGAGAGTCCCGCGCTGATCGTCATCGACACCTTGGCTGACGTCTACCCGGCCAACGAGAACGACCGGGCCAAGGTTCGCCAATTCATCGGGATTCTGCGCAGTCTCGCGATCAAGCGCGGATGTGCGGTCCTGCTACTGGGGCATCCGTCGCTCACCGGCATTTCCAGCGGCACTGGCGCCTCGGGCTCAACCGCCTGGAACAACTCCGTGCGCTCGCGCCTCTACCTGTCCCGGATCATGGACGATGGTTTCGAGGCGGATCCCGACCGCCGTGTCATGACCACGATGAAGGCCAACTACGGCCGCGTGGGGGAGGAGACGCACATGAAGTGGCATGACGGTGTGTTCGTCGCTGAGGTGTCCGAGCAGGGCCTCGACAAGCTTGCGGCAGGGGCCAAGGCGCAGCGTGTCTTCATGAAGCTTCTGGCAGCCTATACCGCGCAGGGCAGACAGGTGAACCACGCGGGCGGTTCACGCTATGCCCCCAAGCTGTTTGCTGAACACCCCGACAACGAAGGTATGACCAAGCGCGCGCTCAAGGCGGCGATGGAAGGGCTATTGGCGACGGGAAAGATCAGGATCGAGACTGCGGGGCCAGCGTCCAGGCGCACCTCTTACATCGTGGAGGCAGGCTGATGAACGCCTGCAATACCCCCTTCATCCCCCCTACGAAAGTGGGTTCGGTAGTGCCTTCACCCCCCCTGCAATACCCGCTTCATCCCCCTAGCCAAACACACCCCCATACCCCCAAGGGCTGTGCGCACGCCCTGAGAGGCGTTGCGCGCCCTGGGAAATGCCGGAAGGAGGCAGAGAGCATGTCGCAACAGAACCCACCGCTCGACCGCTGGCGCTTCGACGCCATCACGACCGGCCCGGAGAAGCTCTGGGGCTTGAGCGCAATCGCAACGGCCATCGGCGTGAGCGTCGACAAGGCCCGACGCCTGGCACGTCTACCCGACTGCCCGATCTACCGCCCGGACGGCCAGCGCTACTTCGCGCTCCGCTCCGAGCTGAACGCATGGCTGAAAAGGAAATGACCATGAGCAAGGCACGTATCGAGATCACCAAGGGTATGGTCGACTGGCAGGAGCATTTCACCGACGCTGGGCGCAGACCGGTACTCGATATGATCGGGCGCGAGGTCTTCTTCATCGACATGGTCGAAGAGGATGGTAGCAGGCTCAACCTCTGGATCGTCGACACCTACGAGAAGGCGATCTTCTATGCCGAGAGTGCAGCGCACTCCGAGGGCTACGCGGTGGATGACCTGGTGTTGGCTGAGGGCAAGTGACACCCGGGGCGGGGGGTGGTCCCGGACTTTGGGCCACCCTTGGGGACCGGCGCGGGGAGGCGCGCGCAAGATCGGCCCGAATCTGGATTTTCGCCGGTCATGAAAACCCACGAAAACCAATGAAAACCTGCAGTCTGCAATCTGCACATGCCCGCCTGGTGGCGCGACACTGTGGGCATGTGGCCATTCAAGCGCAAATCCCAGACCGAGACCGAGACGAAGGGGCTCGCCGAACCGGGCGATGACCTCTACGCGCTCTTCGGCATCACGCCGACCGCGACCACCGGTACGGTGGTGACGCCCGACGCGGCGCTGCGGGTGCCGGCGGTGGGCTCCGCGATCCGCGTCATCTCCGAGGCAGTGGCCACGCTCGACGTGAGCGTGAAGCGCATCCAGGCGGACGGAACCGAGATCGCCGCGCCCGGTCACCCGGTCCTGCCGCTGCTCCGCGACGAGGCGAACGACTGGACCGATGGCTTCTCGCTGATCCGGGATCTCGTGATCGATGCCCTCTCCGACGACAAGGGCGGGGTGGCCTACGTCAACCGCCTGGGCGACGGGCGCATCGCCGAGATCATCCGATACCGCCGGGGCGTGATCGACGTGCAGTTCGACCAGACCACCGGCGAGCCGAGCTACAAGATAGACAGCCGCACGGTGCCGGCCTCGGACATCATCCACCTTCGCAGTCCCTTCGGACGTGCGCCGCTCTCGCTGGCCCGCGAGGCCATCGGCGTGGCGCTGGCGCTCGACCTCCACGCGGCCCGCCTCTTTGGCCGTGGTGCCCGCCCCTCGGGCGCCCTGAAGTTCCCGAAGGGCATGGGCGAGGAGAGCGTGAAGAAAGCCCGCGCCGCCTGGCGGACGACCCACGAGGGCGAGGACAGCGGCGGGCAGACGGCGATCCTCTACGACGGCGCCGAGTTCGAGCCCTTCACGTTCAACTCGACCGACAGCCAGTTCCTCGAGAACCGCAAGTTCCAGATCCTCGAGATCGCCCGCGCCTTCCGCGTGCCGCCGTCCATGCTCTTCGACCACGACCGCGCGACCTGGTCGAACACGGAGCAGATGGGCCGCGAGTTCCTGAGCTACACGCTGGAGCCCTGGCTGCGCGCCACCGAGGGCGCCCTGCGGCGCGCGCTCTTCACCCCCGAGGAGCGCGGCACCTATGCCGTCCGCTTCGACCGTGACGACCTGACCCGCGCCGATCTCTCGACCCGCTCGACCGTGATCAACTCGCTGATCGCGTCCCAGGTCATCAACCCGAACGAAGGCCGGTCCTGGCTGGGCCTGGCGCCCCGCGAAGGCGGCGATGCCTTCCTGAACCCGAACATCAGCGAGGCCCCGGGCGGGTCCAGCGCCGACGAGGAGACCGACGATGCAGCTTGACGATATCCGCGCCTTCTCCGCCGACCAGGAGCGCGGCGCGTGGTTCGATCTTCTCGACCCCGTGACGGGCGGGCAGACCGGCATCCGCATGAAGCTGGCGGGGCCGGACAGCGAGATCCAGAACCGTGCCCGCCTGCGACTGGCCGACGATCTGTCCGAGGTGGCGGACGCCGAGGGCCGGGTCACCGCCGAGGCGCGGGAGCGCGCCCGGATCGAGAGCCTCGCGCGCTGCGTGCTCGCCTGGGAGATCTCCGAGGATGGCGAGCCGGTGCCCTTCACGCAGGCCAATGTGGTCCGCCTGCTCAAGGCGGCCGCGTGGGTCCAGGCGCAGGTGGACGGCTTCGCCTCCGACCGCGCCGCATTCCGGAGGGCCGGTTGATGGAGCGCGTCTACCTGGAGACCAAGCTCGACGCTTCGGACGATGGAAGCATTGAGGGGCTGGCATGGCCCTACGCGCAGGGCGACCGCGTCGGAGACTGGATCAGCAAGGGGGCTTTCACCGGCACCTCGCTCCCGATGCCCATGCTCTTTGCGCACGACCAGAAGGAGCCCGTGGGCGTCTGGGAGGCCGCCGAGGATCGCGATGACGGGCTGCACCTCAAGGGCCGCCTGCTGGTCGACGACGTGGTCCGTGCCCGCGAGGTCAGCGCTCTGGTGCGCTCCGGCGCGGTTCGCGGCATCTCCATCGGTTTCCGAACCAAGAAAGCGACACCCCGACCGCGCGGCGGCCGGACGATCCAGGAACTGGAGCTCCTCGAGGCGAGCCTCGTGGCAATCCCCATGCATCCCGGCGCGAGGGTCACCTCCGCCAAGACGGCGGTGCGGGCCCTGGGCCTCGCCGCCACCCTGCAACGCGCCGCGGCGCAGCTCGCAAAAAAGGAATCCTGATGCGACACATGAGCAAGACCGAGCTGCTGGGCAGCGCGGCGATCACCCTGAAAGACGGCGGCGAAGACGATCCCGACGATATCGTCACCAAGGCCATCGGCGATCTCACTGCGACCGTGAACAAGCGGCTCGATGACATCGAGGCGAAGACCGACACCACGAAGATCGAGGAACGGCTCGATAAGATCGAGGCGAAGTCGAACCGCGCCAAGGGCGGCGATGACGCCGACCCCGACGAGCAGGCCGAGGTCGAGAAGAAGGCCTTCGGCACCTACCTGCGCCTCGGCAACCAGACCCCGCCCGACGAGATCAAGGCGCTGACCGTCTCGAACGATCCGCAGGCGGGCTATCTCGCGCCGGCGGAGATGAGCACCGAGTTCGTCCGCAACCTGGTCGAGTACTCGCCGATCCGCTCCATCGCCAGCGTTCGCGGCATCACGGGCCCCTCGGTGAAGTACCCCAAGCGCACCGGCGTCACGAACGCGCAATGGGAAGGCGAGGCCGAGGAATCGGAAGAGAGCGCGCCCGCCTTCGGTCAGCTCGAGGTGCTGCCGCACAAGCTCACCACCTTCACGGACATCTCGAACGAGCTGCTCTCGGACAGCGGCGGCACGGCCGAGGCCGAGGTCCGCATGGCGCTGGCCGAGGACTTCGGGAAGAAGGAGGGCACGGCGTTCGTCAACGGGACCGGCTCCGGGCAGCCCGAGGGCCTGATGACCCATGCCGACATCGCGGAGACCATCAACGGTTCCACGTCCGCGCTTTCGGCCGACAAGATGATCGACCTGATGTACGCGCTGCCGGCGATGTACCGGAACGCGGGCACGTGGCTGATGAACGGCACGACCCTCGCCGCGGTGCGTAAGCTGAAGGACGGCGACGGCCGCTTCCTCTGGCAGCCCAGCTTCCAGGCGGGCCAGCCCGAGACGATCCTCGGCCGTCCCGTGGTCGAAGCGGTGGACATGCCGGACATCGCCTCCGGGGCCTTCCCGATCCTCTACGGCGACTTCTCCGCCTACCGGATCGTGGACCGTCTCTCCATGTCGATCCTCTCCGATCCGTACACGCAGGCGCGCAAGGGCGTGACCCGCATGCACGCCACCCGCCGCGTCGGCGGCCGCGTCCTGCAGGCCGCGCGCTTCCGCAAGCTCAAGATGTCCACCAGCTGAGGAGAATGATCCATGCGTGACATCGCATCCAACATCGGCCCGGTACAGGCGGTCGCACCGCAGGTGCTCTCGGCCACGAACACCTCGGCCGCCATCGATCTCCTCGGCTTCAACGCCGCGGCGGTGGTGGTCAACACCGGCGCCATCGTCTCCTCCGGCGACTTCACCGCGAAGCTGCAGGAGAGCGACACGACCACCTCGGGCGATTTCACCGACGTGGCGGCCGAGCACCTGGTCGGGAGCTTCCCGGCCAGCCTCGCGGCCGACAGCGTCGTGAAGGTCGGCTATATCGGCCATAAGCGGTACGTCCGCACGGTCATCACGCAGAACAGCGGCACCTCCATCGCCGCCGGCGCGGTGATCGTGAAGGGGCACCCCGCAGACGCCCCGGTCAGCTGATGCCCTCGCGCGGGCCTCGCATCTGTGGTTGCGGCAGCCGGGTTGCCCCCGGTGCGCGCTGCCCTTGCGAGGTCCGGCGGGACGCAGAGCGCAAGGCCCGTCACGACCGGAAGCGACCGAACAGCAGCCAGCGCGGCTACGGCGGCACTTGGGAGCGCATGGCGAAGGCCTTCCTCCAGCGCCGCGAGAACCGCCGCTGCAAGTGGCCCGGCTGTGACCAGCGAGCCCGGCACGTCGATCACATCATTCCGCACAAGGGCGACCCGGCCCTCAGGGATGACCCGTCCAACTGGCAGGGCCTCTGCGCCCATCATCACAACAGCGCCAAGCAAAGACTGGAACGGCGCACCTACAAGAGGACCTGAACCATGCCCGTATTCGCAACGGCTGGCGCCAAGCTTTCCATCGGCAGCGCCCTGGCAGCAAAGACCGCCGACTTCGTGGCCAGCGACTTCGACTCCGAAACCTGGACCCAGATCAAGGAGCTCGAATCCCTGGGCAGCTTCGGCGACACCGCACAGGAGATCACGTTTGAATCGATCTCCGACCTTCGCACGAAGCGCTTCAAGGGAACGCGTTCCGCAGGCACCATGGAAGTGGTCTGTGGGATCGACTACGCCGACGCCGGGCAGCTTGCCGCCATCGCGGCGGAGAAGACCGACGACAACTACGCGTTCAAGCTGGAGTTCGATGACGCACCGGAAGGCGGCACGCCCTCGGAGCGCTACTTCGTGGCCATGGTGGGCGGTGCCTCGGAGCAGCTCGACACGGCGAACAACGTCATGAAGCTGAACCTGACGCTCTGGATCAACTCCAACGTGGTGCGCGTGAACGCGGCCGAGGCGGTCTGAGGCTGATCCATGGCCATCGTGACGGTTTCCGAGATCAAGGAGCAGCTATCGTTCACCGATGACATCGGATCGGTGGATGATCCGCTGCTTCAGCGTAAGCTCGACGCGGCTCAGAACCATGTCGAGCGCCTTCTCGGGTTCAAGATCGAGGAGACCTTCGGCGGCGAGGATCAGGACCCGGTTCCGCCAGCGCTGATCGAAGCCGTCAGCCAGCTGGCGGCATGGTGGTATGAGCAGCGCGAGGCGGCGGGCGACGGCGCCCGCGAGATCCCCTTCGGCGTGCGCGAGATCGTCACCGAGTACCGGGAGTTCACGTTCTGATGGCAGATGATGGCGGCCTGTCGAAGTTCCAGAAGCGGATGAAGGCGATCCCCAAGGCGGCGCGCGAGGCGGTGCAGCCCGCGCTCGCGACGGGCGGTTACGAGATCCAGGAGGCCATGGAGCGCCTCGCGCCGGAGGACACCGGCGACCTCGTCGGATCGATTGCCGTGACGCTGCCGGGGCATGCCACCCCGCCGTACTCCATGCCGGGCGGTTCCTATGTCGTGCCCGAGAACCAGGTCGCGGTGACGGCGGGCAACACCGATGTGCGCTACGCCCACCTGGTCGAGTACGGCACGCGCCTGGCGCCTGCAAAGCCCTTCTTCTGGCCGGGCTTCCGGATCGCCCGCAAGCGCGCCGAGAACCGCGTCAAACGCGCGATCTCCAAGGCCATCCGGGAGGCGCGCTGATGTCCGCAGATCTTGCCGTTCAGAAGGCCATCCGCGCCCGTCTCGTCGCGATCACGGCGGTGACGGACCTCGTGCCCGCGTCCAGCATCATCGACCGCAACTCGAGCCCGGCACCGCGCCCGAGCATCGTGATCGGCGATGCCCAGGTGATCGATGAGGGCAACAGCATCGCCCGGACTCGCGAACGGATCTTCCACACCGTGCACGTCTGGAAGACCGAGCCCTCGCGCGAGGGCGTGAAGGAGATCATGGCCGCGATCCGCACGGCCCTGCGCAGCGGGCGTCTCGACCTCGGGCCGGGCTACCACTGCGCCGACTGGCGGGTGAGCAACATGCGCGCGCTGTCCGACCCGGACGGGGAGACCTCGCACGGCGTCATGGTCGTGGACGTGCTGGCCGAGGAGGTCTCGTCATGAAGGCGGGCAAGATGGTGCACGTGATCGAGATCCAGCAGTCCGCGACCACGGTCAACGACGCGGGCACTCCGAAGAAGACCTGGTCGAAGCTGGCCACGCTGCGCGCCGAGCTGATTGAGCAGAGTACCGAGGAGTTCCTGCACAACGCGGGCGACACCAGCGTCATGACGCTCGCCTTCCGCACCCGCTACCTCGCGGGCATCACCGATGAACACCGCGTGAGCTTCGACGGGCAGGCCTTCGATATCGAGAAGATCGTGACCATCGGGCGGCGCCGGGGGCTGGAGTTGCGATGCAAGGCGGTGTCGCCATGAGGGGAACGAAGCCGCAGCTGATGACCGATTCCGAGGCGCTGGAGCATATCCCGGCGCCTGACTGGTTCTCGGTGCACGCCCGCGCGGAATGGGACCGGGTCATGCCGATCCTCTCGGAACGGCGCATCCTCACCGATGCGGACCTCGGGAGCCTCGAAAACTACTGCCTGGCCATCGGCACCGTCCGCGAGATGGAGACGCACCTGCAGGAGCACGGGCACATCCTGATCGACATCGAGGGCAAGATGAAGCGCAACCCGGCTGTGGGCGTGCAGTCCGATGCCATGACCCGCGCGCGCCTGCTGGCGGCCGAGCTGGGCCTCACGCCGGTCTCGCGGTCCCGACCCGCGATCCGAGAGGACGAGCCGGAGGAAGGCGATGACCCGCTCAACGTATCCTGAATGGATCTACGACGGCTCGGAGATCCCGGACCCGCTGGGCTTCGGCGAGCGGGCCGTGAAGTTCCTGCGCATGCTGCGCCATCCGAAGTCGGGTAAGGCCTTCCAGCTGGACCCGTGGCAGGAGCGCATCGTGCGGCGCATCTACGGCCCGCGCCACGAGGATGGATCGCGGATCGTGAAGACGGTGGTCGGGCTCATTCCGAGAGGGAACAGGAAGACCTCTCTGGCCGCCGCGCTGGAGGCGCTGCACACGGTTGGGCCGGAGGCGGTCCCCGGGGGCGAGGTCATCACCTCGGCATCGGACCGCAAACAGGCGCGCATCGCCTACGAGGAACTGCGCGGACTGATGCTCGCTCACCCGCGCATCGCGTCCCATGTGCGCCCGCTCGACTACCGCAACCGCATCGTCTACCCCAAGCTCCGCAGCTTCTGCGAGGCCATCAGCGCGGATGCCGGGACCCAGCACGGCCGCACGCCGGTCTTCGTGCTGGCTGACGAGCTTCACGCCTGGAAGAAGCGCGAACTCTGGGACGTGCTGCGCTCCGGCCTGGTGAAGACGCCCGGCTCGCTTCTCGTGGTCGCGACGACCGCAGGGCGGGGGCAGGAGAACATCGCGTGGGACATCGTGGATGACGCCCGCCGCGTGGCGCGCGGGGAGGTGGATGACCCGTCCATCCTGCCGGTGCTTTTCGAGGCCGAGCGGGATTGCGACTGGCAGGACGAGGAGGTCTGGTTCCGCGTGAACCCCGGCCTGCGCCACGGGTATCCCGACATCGAGGGCCTGCGGCAGCTCGCGCGGGAAGGAGAGCGTCGGATCGGGGACCGCGAGGCTTTCCGCCAGCTGAACCTGAACATCTGGCTCGACCACGCCACCGATCCCTTTGTCGAGATGCACATCTACGACGAGGGCCGGGGCGCGGTCGATCTCGACGACCTGGAGGCGCGGCAGCCGCCCTGCTGGCTGGGCGTGGACCTCTCCAGCAACTCGGACCTGACCGTCATCGTGGCGTGCTGGCGCGACGGCGACGACGGCTTCCAGGTGGCGCCCTTCTTCTTCTGCCCGGAGGACAACCTGCGCGCCCGCGAAGACCTCTCCGGGGTGCCGTACACGACCTGGGCGGACGAGGGGCTGATCACGCCGACGCCGGGCAACGTGGTGGATTTCCGGGCCGTGGAAGACCAGGTGCGCGAGCTTTGCGCCCGCTTCAACGTGCAGGAGATCGCATTCGACCCGCACCTCGCGCGGAACATGCTCAATGATCTGCTGGAAGACGGCTTTCCGGCGGTCGAATTCCGGCAAGGGTGGGTCTCCATGGCACCGGCGGTGAAGGAACTGGAGCGTGCCATCATAGGCCGGAGGTTCCGCCACGGAGGCCACCCGGTGCTGCGCTGGAACTTCTCCAACATCGAGGTGCGCACGGACAGCGCCGGGAACCGCGCGTTCCACAAGGGCAAGAGCCGGGACAAGATCGACGGGGCCGTCGCGGCGGCCATGGCAGTGGCGCGCTGCGCGGCCGACGAGGGTGGCATGGTGACCGCTGCCGACTGGTTCACCGAAGACATGTGGACGGCATAGGAGGCCACGCGATGGATGAAGAACGGCTGATCGTGGCGCTTGAAGCGCGCATCCGCGACTTTGAAAAGAACATGCAGAAGGCAGAGCGGCGCGGGACGCAGTCCTATCAGCGGCTCCGCAGTGGCTCGCGCATGGCCACCAGCGCCATGGAACGCGACATGCTGCGCTCCACGAGCAGGATCAACCAGGCGCTCGCGACCACCTCCACGCGCATCGGGGCGGTCGGCAAGGCATTCGCAGTCGGCGCCATTACGGCGGGGTTCGCGGCCATCGCACGCGGGGCCACGGCTGCCGTTCGCAGCATGGCGGAGATCGACAGCCAGGCACGGCAGGCCGGGCTCAGCGTGACCGCCTTCCAGGAGCTGACCTTCGTCTCCGAGCAGAACCGCATCGGCGTGGATGCCATGGTGGACGGGCTCAAGGAACTGCAGCTGCGCGCCGACGAGTTCATCGTGACCGGCAAGGGCGCGGGGGCCGAAGCCTTCCAGCGGCTCGGGTACGGCGCGGAAGACCTCGCCCGCCGACTGGAAGAGCCCGAGCAACTGTTCCTCGATATCATCGGACGCATGGAGGACCTCGACCGCGCCGCGCAAATCCGCGTGGCCGACGAGGTGTTCGGCGGCACGGGCGGCGAGCGCTTCGTTGAACTGCTGCGGCAGGGGAAGTCGGGCATCCGCGAGATGATGGATCGCGCCCACGACCTCGGCGCCGTGATCGAGGAGGACACCGTCAGCAAGGCGGCCGAGCTCGACCGGAAGTTCGCCGAGATCACGCGGCGCGTTTCGACACTGGCCAAGACCGTCGTGGTCGATCTGGCCGGGGCCATCGAAGACGTGGTGACGATGGACGTTGACGAGATCTTCGGATCGGCCGAGCGCGCCATCGCCATGATGGGCGAGGAAAACTACCGCGCCATGAAAGACGGCGCGCAGGCCACCGAGGAGCAGCGCGAGACCGTCGAAGACCTGGCGAACACCTACGACGAGCTGTTCCGCGCGATCAACGCGGCGACCGGCCCGGACGGCATCCGCCTCATGGACGTGGCCGACCTTCCCGCAGCGCACGAGCTGGCAGGCATCCTGCAGGACATCGAACGCGAGATGCAGGCCTTCAAGACGGGCAGCAGCAACGCGGGCGAGTTCGAGGAGGCCGTCACTGACCTGGTGGGCGAGGCACAGGACCTGATCGCGGAACTGAGCGCGGTGGACGCGCAGCGCTTTGGCAACGTGGTCTCGGCAATCGGCGGCATCGCCGACGCCCTGGTGACCGCTGCAAACAACGCGGCCACGCTTCGACAGAACCTGCCCGCCGGGGATGATGGCGCGATCTCCTACGGGCCGCAGAACGGCCGGCGGCCGAGCGTGGATCTCCGCCCCGGCGAGAACGCCCCGGAGACCTCGGTACGCCCGAGGCTGCCCAGCGTGAACTTCGGCTTTGGAGGCTCCTCGGGATCGAGCGGTGGCAGCTCCGGCGGTGGCGGAGGCGGCGGAGGCCGCAGCGTTGACGACTACCGGCGCGAGGTGGAGCGCACCCGCGAGGCGGTGGCGCGGCTGGAAGCCGAGGCCGTTGCCCTGGCGGCCGTGGCCGAGACGGGCTTCGAATACGGCGATGCGGTGGACTACGCGCGGAAGAAGGCCGAGCTGCTCTACGAGGCGCAGGCGGCCGGGAAAGAGGTGACGCCCGAGCTACGGGCCGAAATCGATGAGCTGGCACAGGCCTACGCGCGGGCGGGGCAGGCGGCCGACGATGCCTCCGACAAGCTCGACAGGATCGAGGAGAACACCGAGCGCGGCGCGGATGCGATGACCGATCTCTTCACATCCATTCTCGACGGCTCCAAGACGGCGGGCGAGGCGCTCCGCGACCTCCTGATGCAGATCATCGAGATCCAGCTCCAGCAGCGCATGATGGGCCTCGCAACCAGCGGTGGGGGCGGCTTCTTCCAGGCTATTGGCGGCCTTCTCGGAGGTGCGCGCGCTGGCGGTGGGCCGGTTCGGGCAGGCGTGCCCTACCTGATCAACGAGCGGACGCCGCAGAGCGAGATGTTCGTGCCGTCCGAGTCGGGCGGGGTGCTCAACGTCCCCCAGGCGCAGGCGGCGCTATCTCAGCGCGCGACGAAGAGTGAAGGCTCGCTCGACCTCAACCTGAAAGGCGCCATTGACGTGGGCGTTGACGGCGAGGGCAACGTGAAGGCCATGGTGCGCGACATGGGTGTCACGGCGACACGGCAGGGCGCAACGCTGGCGGTCAATCAGATGAAGACGGAACTGCCCGGCTGGATGCAGAGACTGAAAACGCACGGAGCGCTGTGATGACCCGGAACGGTAGACTGTCCAACCGCCTGTGTGGGGCTCTGGAAGCGCACCTGCAGGGGGACCGACTCCGGGCGCCCGAGGGATCGGCGCCGGTCTGGAACGCCTTCCAGGCGCTTTCACGGGCGCGCTCCTGCGGGCCTGCGGGACCGAACCCGATCAGTTTCCCGGAAATCGAGGCGTGGTGCCGCCTGATGCGCGTGCCGCTTGAGCCGCACCACGTCGAAGCGATTACCGCCATGGATCGTGTCTGGATGGAGCAGGCCTACGCGAAAGGGGCGGGCGGCAAGCCGACCTCGCCGCTCACCGCCGCCGCCTTCGATGCGTTCATGAGGTAATGACGCTAGAATACACGTCAGAAGGGGCCGTCTGTCACGAACCGGAATTCCTTCGTAGACTCTGTCTGGCCACTGAAGGACATCACCGAACTACCTTTCGCGATATCGCTCATTGAGCGGTTTAGGTCCAGTTGGGCCTGGTCCGTCACATATTCTCCGGCGATCCGAATGACCTCGTCTTTGGTGTCCCAATTGTCGCAGTCAGCGCAGCCATATAAGGTTTCTCCGTCCGCACCTTCCTTCGATCCAACGGGAGCCTTGCAAAGACCACAAAGAATTGGGTGGCTCGTGGTGTTGTCTTGATCGTCGTCACTCATGAGATCTCCAGCGTACGTCTTCACTCAGGTTGTGTAACAGAAATGTTGAGTTTTGTATCGCGGATGGTCACTCAACATTTTTGTTACGTCTCTCAACATCCGCGATACTCTTTCGCGGTAGTAATGGGGAGAGGGCGGGAGAGGGTCGGTTTCGGCCCCCTGGGGGTGGCTACCCGGGAACTCAGTCGTTTTCTGCAGGAGGTAGCTCCCAGCTTGGAGGGCCTTGGCGCCGAAATTCCGAGGCGTTGATACCGCCGCCTTTGCCGTGCGTCATGAAGATCTCGCGATTGCCGTACTCGTCGCGAGCGGTTGAAAATCTCAGCATTATCTCGGCGCCCTCCATGTGAAGGATGACGTTCGCTTCCTTCAGCCTGGTGTCCTGCTCGCCATCACTTTCGGCACTCTGGATCCAATCCATCAGCCGATAGAGACGCTGAAAGGCAACCTTCATTGGCGTGGGGTCCGGAGGTGCGGGATATTTCTCTTCCAGCGTGGCCGTCAGCTCGCTGTTCACGGATCGATTGTTGTCCGATGCAGCATTCTTGATGCGGTCTCGCAGTTCCGGTGCGATCCGGAGAGCGATCTGTACGGTCGGGGCAGGTGTGCGGTCGGCGGGCATGTCGTTTCCTCTCTCTGCAATCATTCTGATTTCAGCGCTTGACAGTCAATGCAATCATAATGATTGTAAGCACATTAATTGCAAAACTGGAGGATCGCAGAGATGAACGCCATTCAACCCAGAGGCGGCGAGGGGGTCGCGCAGGTCTCAGTCCGCCTGCCCGTAGGGCTCCATGCGGCAGTCAAGGCCGAAGCTCAGGCTCGTGGACAGTCGGTGAATACGCTGATCGTCATGAACTTGCGCAAGGAGGTCGAAGCCACCGCACAAAAGTAAAGGCCGGCGGAGTTGCAGCTCCAGCCGACCTTCATTGAAACCCCACAAGGAAGGGGACTACCCATGACAGTACCCGAACGCGCGAACGAAATCCAGTCCCGCGACCACCTTCACGACAGCATCGCCTTGGCGCTCGACGCCATCAGCGTGCCCGGCTGCTCCCACAGGAACCTCGCAGAGGCCCGCACCTACCTGCGCGATGCCCTCCGGCAGATCGGGGGTGCGGCATGATGCGACGTGATTTCCTGAGTAGCGCTGCAGTCGCCGTTACCCCGGCAGCGGTCCTTCCTCACATTGAGGACGAAGCCGCGACATCTGACCCCCATCGGCAGTGGTTCGAGGAGTGGCGCTCGCTGCGCCGCCGCTGGGAGCACGAAAGCCTTGATGAGGACGGCGAGGAGACTGCCCACGGCGAAGCGCTCTGGGATGCCGCCGACGCGCTGGAAGGCAGGATCGTCTCGACGCCGCCTCGGACCATCGATGGCGCGGCCGCCCAGATCGAATGGATGCTCGCCGACAGCACGGACACAGACTTCCAGGTCGGCCATCGCGAGGCGCTCGAGCTGGCGGTTTCGACGCTGAAAGGAGGTGTCGCATGAGCGTTGAGAGCAAATGGATCGACAAGGTCAACGACCTCGACAACCAGGTCGCGGACCTCGGCAACCTCGTCGAGGCTCTGCAGTTGGTGTGCGAGCAGTGGTGCGGCACTCCGTTGGAGCGCGGTTCCGAGCAGGACCGGGTTCGTAGCGCCGTAGTCGGCCTGGCGAAGGCGATGGAGGAGCGCGCGTCACAATTGTAGCGAAATGCGGATCGAACCGGAGAGGATGTGAGCAGAATAGCTCACATCCATACCGACGCCCGAGCTTTAAACCTCAGCGAAATCGGCGGCGCATAAGTAACTTGGTGAACGGAACGGAAACAGGAAAATGCCAAGCCCCCAGACCATCGCCAAGCAAACAGTCGCCGCCCTCATTCGGGAGGCCCGCCAAGCCGGGTGGGTCCGCGCCAAGTTCGAGATCAGGCCGGACGGCAGCGTCACTGTCGACGCAGGTATGACCGAAACCGAAGGTGGAGACGACTTCCTCGAGGACGACCTGAGGATGGGTAAATGACCAAGAAGGATTTGCCCAAGTACGTCTACGAGGATCGGGGGTACGTCAGGTTCATACGCCGGTCCCGCGGTCAATCCGTGATGATGAAAGAGGAGCCGGGCTCCCCCGAGTTCTGGGACCACTACCGACGCCTGCTGAGGGGGCGGGAACCGATCCCGGCCAAGCGAACGTTCGAGGCGCTGATCCTCAGCTACTACGAGAGCGATGCGTTCAAGTCCCGGAAGCCGCGCACCAAGGCGGACTACCGGAAGTACATGGAGCACATCCGGAAGATCTGGGGGAACAAAGACCCCGCCAAGATCGAGACCCATCACATCTACGAGCTGCACCGGGCGAATGCGGACAGCTGGCGGAGGGCGAATTACCTCGTCCAGGTGATGGTGGTGCTCATGAACCATGCGCGCCTGATCGGCTTCCTGAAGAAGGAAGACGGCAACCCGGCCAGAGGTATTCCGCTGTTCAAGCAGCCCGGCGCCGGATGGGAGCCATGGCCCGAGGAAGTGCGCGAAGAGTTCGAGCGAGTCGCTCCAGCGCGAGCGCGGCTAGTCTATGAACTCTGCGTCGGCACCGGCCAGCGGATCGGCGACGTGCTCACCATGCGGTGGGACCACTTCGATGGCGGGTCTTGGGACATGACCCAGGGCAAGGGCGACAAGCCCATGTGGATCCCCCTGACGGATCGGCTGAAGGCCTACCTCCAGACGGTCCCGAAGAAGGGGCTCACCGTCATCACTGATTCTGCCGGCCGTCCGGTTCGCTACCGGACCGTCTCCGAGGAGATGCGGAAGGTGAAGGCCGAGATGCAGCACCCGGAAGCGCGCTCATACGTGACGCACGGGCTGCGCAAGAACGCCACCATCGAACTCTACCTGGCAGGCTGTGACGACGAGATGGTGAAGGCCGTGACCGGTCACTCGGGCGTCGAGATGCTCAAGAAGTACGGCGGACGGGTGAGGCAGAAGGTTCTCGCCACCCGCGCACAGGAGGCGCGCAACAGGATGGAACAGAACAAGCCCGGAACGTGA